AGCAGGATGGCTAGAGTTGGACCGACTGTTAGGAGAGTATATCCGGGTGCAAGAAGGTCGAGAGCCATCTGTCTACAATACTCCTAGTTATGTGGAGATAGAACTATGACTTGGGTGTTGATAGACGACAAATACTATAGAAAAAAACTACGGGACCTAGAATCAGAGTTGGTTTTGGTTGAAGCCAAAGTAGAGGCTATAAAGAATGAAATACACCTAACCAAGCTAGATTTAGAAAAACTAATCGGTCAAGAGGGAGGGACAGATGACAGCTAAAGTTTCCGCTAAATATTGGAATCTGCCGAATGAAAACGGAGAAACTATTGCAGAGAAAATGAAACTTATACGCACACAGCGTAAGATTACACAAAAAGAACTTGCCGACCTTGGGCAGGTTTGTCTAAGAACAGTGCAGGCCATAGAGGCTGGTGGCCAAGTAAGTCATAAAAGTATGGCAAAAATTATGAATGGTTTGGACCTTGATGTTGGGACTATGGCTAGTTTACAACTTGAAGTAGAAAAAAATAAGGAGTTTAATAGATTGGCTGTTGGTGGCGAAGGAAACAAATTTTTTATATCTAGATTAGAAACCCAGGCATCAAAGATGAAGGTAAGAGAGCATCTAATACAGGCCGCTAAAGCCTTAGATATAGAAGAGGCTGGGCTAAATCATTTCATAAAAGAAATGGCCAACAACTTAGGTGTAAGTTGGAAAACTTTACAGAATCTATATGACGGCAAGCATGTTTCGCACAAAGTTATGCTAAAAATAATAAAAAATTACGAGGACTGGAATGTTGGCTAATTATACAGGAGATTGAATGAAAAAAAGAGTGTCTGAAGAAACATACTTGCAAGAATTAATTAAGTTTAAAAAGGTGTTTTGTGATTCTTTTGAAAAACAGTATGACATAATCAAAACAAGAATATGTAAAACTTGCGGAAAAAAATTTTTCAAAAGACCCTTAACACCTGAAAAAAAATTTTGTAGTGATGCGTGTAAATCTAAAAATTACAGAAATAAATGTATAGAAAAATATAATAAAGAAAATGGCACAAGGTTTACTAGCTATAGATTAATCAGGAGATTGAATGAAAAGAATAACTAAAGAACAAGTATATTTTATTATTATGTCACTTATCATGTTGGGCCTGATCGTTAACAAATATGTACAGTATGGTTGTGTGATAATTTGTGGAGATTGGTATGACGACTAAAAAGAAAGATATGGTAAACAAGCCACCACACTACAATCAAGGTAGTGTCGAGTGTATAGATGCTATGGAATCTATGCTGAGTAGAGAAGAATTTATTGGATATTTACGTGGCAACAGTTTTAAATACAGGTGGCGTTGGCGTGGTAAGAACGGTCAACAAGATTTAGACAAAGCAAAATGGTATGAACATAAATTGGAGGATATATTAAATGGCTAAAAAATCATCTTTAGTAAATTCTTATCAATCTGCCACACCCGGCAGAGGCAAAAAGACATCTATTGGATCTGGTAATGTGGCGTTTGCTTCTATGAACAAAAACATGAAACGGTCCTGGAAAAAGTACCGGGGTCAAGGCAGATAAAAAAAGGCTGCCATTTCTGACAGCCTTTAATACACTATTGAAAACTTGCGTTTTCGAACCATTCGAAGAGAGTTAATGAATAGTTCTCTCAGTATAAACTACTTTCTGTAAAAAAAAAAGGGGCTTGCGCCCCTCAGCTAGCAACTACAAGGAAGGGGGTGACTTCTTAGTTGCCATGCTAACTTTAGGACTTGGCATGTTGGCATCTGTTAGATACTCGCTTATCCTAGTTTTCTCGGTTGATCTCTCTTCCCCTGTTTCATTATCTTTCCAAGAATCAGTTACTGTGTAGATACCCAGTTGTAAATTTTTATTGACTAAGGACATAACACTTTCTGGGTGTTGCTTCATGCCTATCGCCATACAAAGCTGGGTAAAGTATTTGGTTGCTATATCTCTAGCGTTGGCATCTTGGTTCCACAACCCGTAGTATTCTACGTGGTCCCAATACTTACCGTCTTCTAGTTCAAAAACTACTTTTACCGTCCAGTTGCCTGCTTTAGACTTGTACTTTTCAGCAGATATAATTTTTGCGTTATGCACACCCTTAGGTGCTGTTTCCCTATTAGGGCCTTCTCTTTCGGGTTTGGTTTCATCCCACCCGACACCATCAAAATCACTCATCAGTTTGTACCTCCTCTCTGATTATTTTATTAGTGTTAAAACCTAGTTTTGCTATGACGTTTGTTAGATTAGCCTCTTCGAAATCGTCAAGCTTACCAGACCTATCTTTTGCTGTATAACCATGACCAACATCTGTTTGTAGCCATCTGTTGCGTATAGTCACACCATCATCATCTTGATCTTCTATGACTCGTAAGGCTAAGACTTCATCAAAAAAATATGTGATAGATTGTCCTAGTTTTGTACCTACCATTTTTGGTTCAAACATCATTACGTTGTCGACGTTTTGTTTTTCCATCTTAGAAACAAACACAACATTCATATGTAAATCTCTAAATGAACGCATGACGTTAGTAACTGACTCTTGGACATTACCGTATGCCATACGTGGGTCCTTATGCTTTTCTTTCTCTTGCTGCAACAAGATTTCAGACATCTCAGATATAGAGTCGAGGCATACAGTATCATAGCTCAACTCTCCCTGTCTAAGCATTTGGTATATCTCCATAATCTCTGAAGCTTGTTTCACTTGGATAACATCAATATCAGTACGGTCCTTAACTGACAATAAGCCAGACTCCATATCGATAACTAATATTTTGCCAGGTGCGGTTGCACAGAGCGTAGTCTTACCAGCGCCAGCTGCGCCGTAGATTAGAATCTTTGCACCCTGATCATCTACTAGATCACTAGGGTTCATAATTCTATCTTTTATAGATATTTTTTCTTGGTTATTCATAACTCTTCTCCGTTAGTTATTGCAATATCTTATTACATAAATTACCATAAGTAAATTATTTAATTTCGGATTTGTAGATTGAAAGAAAATTTAACATGGTTAGCTAACTACTATTTTAGAAATCTAGTATTATCTAGAAAAGCTTTAAAATTTTTAGAAAATATTAATGTAAATCCTAAATATAAGGAGAGAGAAGTGGAAAGGTACACATTAAAACAATATATAGAATTTATCGGAATGGAAGATGCAGCCGATAAATTTGAATGTTCTATTGCATCAGTTAAAGCTTGGAGATATGGCTATCGTGAACCCTCAGTTCATCAAGCCAGAAAAATTATAAAAGCCTCAAATGGAAGATTAGATTTCGAATCCATTTATGGTAATCTTGATAGCATTTTAACTGATAGTGTTCAATCTTAATTTAACAGATGACGAAAAATCAGTTGACCTTGCGTTAGCTTACTACGACGAGGGGTTATCTGTAGTGCCGTTACTACGACAAAGCAAAAAACCACCAGCGTTCTTGGGTGGGTGGCATCAATATAAAACTGAAAGACCAGACAGAAATACCGTTGAATCCTGGTTTAAAAATCGTGATGATTTAGTGGTAGCCTTAATATGTGGTGAGTTTTTAGTTGTAGATGCAGACACTCCTGAAGCTATGTCTTGGGTTGAAACAAACCTACCTACAAGTCCTTTCAAAGTCATTACTGGTAAGGGTATGCACTATTACTACAACAATCCACAAAACTATACAACCTTTGCCACAAAACGTATGAACGACACACCAATAGAACGGCATATCGACATACGAGGCGAAGGCGGTCTGATTATTGCTCCTTACAACAAACATGCAAATGGCACCATATACAAGCCAGTTACTATCGCCGAGTGGGATATTTATGATGTTAACGATTTGCCTGACTTTACAGAAACCGAGTGGGTACAAATTACCGGCAACAAAAAACAAAATGGCTCCAGTCCTACTGCACCAATATCTTTGAATGGTGTTAATGAAGGATCACGTAATGATCAAGCAGCGAGGCTTGCTGGTTACTTAATATCTAAAAATATTAATATAGATTTTTGTAAATTTTTCTTACAATCTTGGAACTCACAAAACCAACCACCACTACCAAACAACGAGGTAATATCAGTCGTAGAAAATGTTAAAAAAACACATGACAGAAAAAATCAAAGAGCACCCTTGTTTGTAAATTCTTACGAAAAAATTGATCCACCAAAAGACCTACTAAAACCACCAGGTATTTTAAAAGAAATGTGTGATTTTTGTGAAGAGATAGCACAAGTAAGTCAACCTGAATTGTCAGTTATCGCAGCTCTTTCATTAGTAAGCGTTACATGTGGTCGCCTCTACCGAACAAATATGAATAATTTTTCATCATTATATTTTATGGGTATTGCTAAATCAGGACAGGGTAAAGAAAACATAAAATCATTTGTAGAATCTATTTTAAACATGTCTAATTTTTCTGATTTGGTTGTGGGGGACGGCTACACCTCGTCGGGGGCCGTCCACTCTATTTTAAAGTATAGGCCAACCCAAATTACTATTATGGATGAGTTTGGTAAAAGATTAGAGGCTATAGGTTCACAACAAAACACTAATCGAGAAGATGGTATTCAAACACTTATGGAAGCTTGGGGTAGATGTCATGGCGCTTTACGTCCGGACAATTATTCTCTCATGAATGTACCAGAACAATACAAGGATCAGGCTATGAACAGGATTTGTCACAAGCCTGCGATAACACTAGTAGGGCTATCGGTCCCACAGAATTTTTACAAAGCACTAAACTCTGGCCGTATAGCTGATGGTTTTCTTAACAGATTTTTAGTAGTGGAATCCAAAGAACCACGAAAAGTACAGCGACTTAAAAAATTTAAGCAAGCACCACTTAACATTGTGAACTGGGTAAACTATATTAGGAGGCCAAGAAGTGAGTTTGGCGAGGCAGGTCAAACTAATGCAGAACTAGATATTAAACAAGTTGTAATACCTTTCAGCACTGAAGCCGAAACACACCTAGATTCTTTTGCAGATGAGATAGTAAAAAGACAAAATATTTTAGAAAAAGATAATTTAGAACCTTTATTATCACGATCACGTGAAAAAGCTATGCGATTAGCTTTGTGCTGTGCTCTAGCAGATAACCCAGATGCAAAATCCATACCAGGCGACATTACAAAATGGGCTATAGATTATGTCAGGTATTACGATTTGCTTTTTATTGAAGCTTGCCGAGACAAAGTAGCAAGCTCTGCGACCGAATCAAAAATTAAACAAGTATTGTCATTCATACGCTCACGTGGCGAAGAGGGCATAAGCAAACGGGAAGTAGATCGACATGAATTATTTAGAAGCATGAAATCTTACGAGGTGAAAGAGATTATCGAGAGATTAAAAAACGCAGGAGAAATACAAGAGATAGACGTTAGGATCGGGGGCAAAGGCAGACCTACCAAAAGATTTGTGGCCGTAGATCCAAATTATTATTTAGATTAGGAGGTTTTATGAAAGTACCAAGTTTTGAAACGGTTGACGATCAAAAAAGAGAAGAACGGGTGGCAGGATATTTGGAGGGTGCTTGGAGTGTAACCTGTCATAAGCTGCCCACATCATACGCACTAGATTATTGGATTGAGTCAATAAACGAATGTTATTGGTGTGAGGTAAAATGTAGAACTTTTGCAAGTGACAAATACGATACCTTCATCTTATCTGCATCTAAGCTGAACAAGGGTGCTGCGCTCGCTCGTGCGACCGGAGTGCCATTTATTATTGTCTATGCGATGACAGACGGCTTGTTTTACCACATGTGGCGACAAAACCACAAATACGACGTAAGGATGAACTTGTCAGAAAATCCAACAGAACTTGATGATAATGAACCCTACATCCATATACCAATGGATATGATAGAATGTATTACGGACACACCATTAGGTCTAGATAGAAAAGAAATAGGAATTACATAATGGCAATAAAAAATTTACTTAAAAACGTTGTAGGTGCTGTAGCGCCAACTTTAGGAACCGCTCTTGGTGGTCCTATGGGAGGTATGGCAGCCAATATGATAGCTGATGTTTTGGGTTGCCCCAATAATCCAAAAGCAATCGAACAAGCTGTACAAAATGCCACACCAGAGCAAATGCTACAGTTAAAAAAAGCAGAACAAGACTTCGAGCTCAAAATGAAGGAGCTAGAAGTTGATGTCTTTCGTCTGGAAACAGAGGACATCCAAGATGCAAGATCACGATTTGGTGGTGACTGGACCTCCAAAATACTAGGCTTTATTACTATAGGCGGTTTTATGGGCTATATATTTTTAGTAACCCTACAACCACC